GCTTTCGTCAACTGCAGCTGCAATGCTAAGAGCACCTGATACCACAAGATGCGCGCACTTGCACCACAAAGAGAAGGCGAAACCGGCGATCGAAGTGGCCTCAAGACGACTAACGACTCTGCTGAAGAGCGCCGCGGACCCGTAGGAAACATACAGGACGGTCCCGTGGAAACCTGGATCAATCTTCCGATCAGCACCAAAGACGAGCGTTGCTAAGCGCCCCTTGAGGATGATGCCAAAATCAGGTAGAGTGACCGAATGGTTGCCATAATCACCACGCAATTTGACTTGAGGGTCAATAGGACCGAGGCCGGTACTTTCGCGATTGGCGGGTGAATGAGGGTCCATCATGCGCCCAGCGGCGAAGCCACCATTGCGTTGCACAAAATCAGAAATCCAAGGCGCCTCTTCACGCATCTCATGGAAACGCTGCAGGCTAACCTCGCGAGAGGTTGCGAAATGGAGTGTTCCTTCCTCACCTTCGTGACCGGGGTAATCATCAATGCGAGCACAAAGCTCGCCTTTGCGAATCATAGCGTAATGGTGCGTGTTGAATGCACCCTCCCAGAGATGGGCAAAACGCTTCCGATTAACAAAGATGATAGCCATCCCAGCCATTCCAGCGACAACGCAGGTCACCCCAAAACCAGCCCAAACAGCGCGGCGCATGCGGCTAGAGTAGGTAGCATGCTCACGAAAAAGCAAAGATTCCTCACTCTCTTGCTCACCGATGGCGGTGCGGACGTGCTTACTCGTCCACGCATTTTGCGCAAAGCTTGCGATTGTTGTCTCACGGTTGACGGAGAAACTGCCGGAAAGTGCCCGCTTGCGCGAGCTTTGACCGGGTAGCATGCTGATAGCACTCATGGTGGTATGATAAGCGACGCCTGCGGCGCTAATTGCATCGGCAACATTCTTCTGCTGGCAAACAGTCGAAATTAGCCGGTTAAGCGCGGTCCATTCAGTATCACGGTACATGACTGTCGACTCACGGAATTGAGCAGCTTCACCACCGGCGAGAGCGGTTCTCCGAAAGATAACGATGTTATCAAAATCAAAGAAAAGGGCTCCGCTAGGCGTTGCTTGCTCAACGACGTAATTGAACAGCCAGAAAGTAGTACCAGAAGGCGAATAAGAGGAAGGGATCAAACGGGATAAACCAGTCTGCGTAATCGAAGAGTATTTGATGGCGCTCACACGGTCATTGTACACGTTCTCACACCCCGCATCCGAGGTATAAACGCGCACAATCTCAGAATCAGGCTCAACGAGATACTTGACGCCACTAAATTCATCATTATACCAAGTCATGGGGCATCGAACACAAGCAAGGTGCGCGCAGGTAAGAATACCGGCCGCAACGCGAGTAGAAAGATGGACGAGGTGAAAAGATGGAATAGAATAGGCCTCAAGCACTCGACGCACACCTGCATCCTGAGTCAAAACGAAGCGAGAAAAGGCGTACCCAACACCGCGAAAAAGTTCGGGAAAAGCTGCAAAAGCAGCTTGCAGATTACGGTCAGCCACAACTGTGACCGCAATCTCGGAACTAGATGCACGGCTGTTAAGCAAATTGGTCCTTTCAGCGGCATGCTCGGTTTGGAGTTGCTCAAACAGCGGTTCACGTTCAACAGCTGACTGGACGCCATAAACGCGGTAAGC